ACTATTATTTCTTAATATTTGACTTGCTTGACGACTAGCGTCACCGTAAAATACTGGCACCTGTAACAAACTAGTATTACCATTTCTATCTGGGCCTATTTGAACTTGGAAGTTACTTAGCACTCGTATAAATTGTTGAAGGAAACGACGAATTTGTCCACTATAAAAATATGAATTTATCATATATCAGCCTTAGGTCTTAGAATGGTATTTAAGTTTTGTTTTTCTGGCTGAACTTCATCATTTCTATCAACAAATATATTAGTATTATTAATAAAACTATTACGCAGAGTTAAATTAGTATCTACTCCGTTAGTAATGTTAGTTCTTTGAGCATCTTCTATCTTTGCCCAGCGGCGCCCATCATATCTAAACAATCTATTCGGACTATAATCTAACCGCAAACAATAATCACCAATCGCAGGATTGGACGGGAAACTGATACCAGACACTACAGGTAATCCATTTGGTGGTATTCCATCAGCAGTTAAATAACCTTTTATTTTTGCATTTGGAGTTTCACCACTGGGGTCAAATGTGTATAATGGTTCTGTGCTATATCCACTTTGTGGTACATCAGCTTCAGCTTGATTCAATACAGCTTCATTTATACCAATATACTTGTTATAACTACTTAATATATCTTTTAATGGAGTTGGGTCAGCATCACTTATTGTTAATGTAGTTAATATATCTTTATACTCTTGACTATCTACCATTGGATTTATTTTGCACCTCCACAAATGCGGCCACCAAGTTGGACTATACCCCTCACTAGCTTTACTAGTATCACCAACAACAAAGAATCGTTTAAGAGCGACAGGTACACTTTGATCTAGTGAATCATAATCAGTTAAATGTATTAATTCCAATACATCACCATTCATTATTCTACGACCCATTGTTTCAATCATATCATTAATATGAAAGGTCATGAATAATGTACCAGTTTGTAAAAATAATCCAAATTGACTTAAATCAAAATCATTATCACTAACTTGATACATTCCTCGCATACTATATACACTAGTATCATATTTACGATCACGATTTTCTAATAGTAATAAGTCTTGAATATTCTGTTCACTTTGATTTAGATATTGCGGCTGAGTAGCATCATTAGTAACACCCTGATTTAATGGACCTAGATACTTATGAACTAGCACTCCGGTACCACCGATAGTAAACATCTCTGAAATTCTACGGTCAAAGAATTTATAATCGTTGGAATGTCTGCCATCTTTCCATAAACTTAAACGGGCCATGCTAGTTCCTTCTTTTTTATATTTATCTAGAAGATGACACCCCTATGTGTTGTATAAGTACAACAGACATGGTTGACATTTCTATCAACCTATGTCATAATAGCACTCTAGACTGATGGAGAAACCAGCGATGGCAAAAGTAGGCGAAATCAAAGTTCCGAAACGCACTGTGCGTCAACATAATCCTCTGTTCCTGGATGAAAAGTATACAGGTACTGAACCCAAATGGGATCATGATCGGGCTACTACATTTGATAGTGAAACATTTGATCACTTTCTACGGAAAAGTCTCAACTATTACAATCACTTTTACAATACCAAGGGCACACGAAAGCACTTGATTGAATGGCTCCGTCGTAGCAATACGCTAGACAAAAAGACACTTGATCAGTATGTGAAAACTGCTGATCGGCATACGCCAATGACTGCATGTTCATTGGCAATGGCAAATCGGGCAGGTATGCCATTGAAAGATCGGCATATTGAATTCATTCTTGAATGTGTCAATCAAGCTATTGCATTGTCAATAGATGATGACCCTGAAGATGCGCCAGTGCAAGATAAAGTTGCTGTGCCGGTGATGACCATTCAAGAACGATTGAATGAAAAACTCAGTGAATTTATCGGCGAGCTTGAGGGTAGGTTTGACGAAGTGATTTTGAATCAAGCTACCAATGGCAAAGTTTTTGAATTCTTGAAGACTGAGAATGTTCCTGGTGCATTGGTTACCAAGATTCGTAATCATTTTCAGGACCGTAGTGACCAACTGACTGTCATTCAGGCCAGCACTGACCCTGATCATAAGGAATCATATAAGCATTATAAGGCCGCAGATTGGCGCAGGATTCAAACTTGGCTTGCTAGTCTGATGACTGACTGTGATAGCTATGGACAAGTTAAAAAGGCTGTTCGCAAGACCCGTACTCCAAAGTCACTAAGCAAAGACAAGATTGTTGCGAAGCTAAAATATCAAGTTGAGGATAAGGTTCTCAAGTTGGTTAGCATCAAGCCTGTTGAAATCATTGGTGCAACTGAGCTTTGGTGTTATGACACCAAAACAAGGAAGCTTGGNCGNTACATTGCGGATAGCCATGCTGGATCATTGAGTGTGAAGGGGACCTCAATCATTGGGTTTGACACAGTAACAAGTGTATCAAAGACCTTGCGTAAGCCAGCCGATCAATTGAAGGCATTCATTAAGGCAACTAAGCCTCAATTGCGAAAATTTATGGAATCAGTTACCACTACTGAAACCAAATTGTCTGGTCGTATCAATGATCAAGTGTTGTTATTGAAAGTAGTCTGACATAGATAGTAGCCAAGTCTTATTGTTGCTAAATATATACAATAGGACTAACAAATATGGCTACTATCAAACCAGACTTAAATCCGATTACCCAAAGCATACAAACGGACAACTTAGGTGGTCCGGGACCCATTGCATTTGATGAATCACTAGTAACTGCGCTACAAGAAAAGCGTAATGAAATTATTGATTACATCAGATTGCGATTGGGTGATGGCATAGTTGATGTTGAGCTTGATCAAGCACATTATGATCTTTCAATCAAGCAAGCATTGATAAAATACAGACAAAAATCTAGTAATTCAGTTGAGGAAAGTTATGCTTTCCTTGACCTAAAACCTGAAGTACAGGAATATATCTTACCAAGAGAAATAGTCACTGTAAGACAAGTGTATAGGCGTGGCATTGGTTCAGTAACGGGTACTAGTGCTAGTCAATTTGAACCATTTGCATCAGGATACTTAAACACTTATATGTTAGTTGCAGGTAGAGTAGGTGGATTGACTAATTATGAGTTGTTCACTGATTATCAAAAACTTGCAATGAAGATGTTTGGTGGATTCATGAATTTTCTATGGAATCCAGTTAGTAAAAAGATAACCTTAATAAGAAAAATCCCAACTTCCGGACATAACTATATTAGACTGGCTGGATTAAGTGCTGCAGGACAAACAGTAGGCAGTGCGATAACAATACAAACACAAGACGCCTGGTCAGTTAATCCTGGTGATAGTATCTACATTGCAAATTGTAAAATTGTTGGGTATAATGGATCATATCAAGTGCAGTCAGTTGATGGGTTACAAACTACTATAGTAGTTCTTGCACATAGTCAATTACAAGCTACTGAGGTAGTAACACATGATTTAAGAAGTACTCAAGTATGGAGTGCATTGAGTGATGTACCTGCAGAAACTGTATTATTACAAATTTACAATTACAAACCTGATTCAATGTTATTGAATGACCATATGGTATACCCATGGTTACAAGATTATGCTTATAGTTTTGCTAAGCGCATTGTTGGAGAAGGTCGAAGTAAATTTGCTTCAGTGCCAGGCCCAAGTGGTGGGACTACATTGAATGGTGATGCATTGAAACAAGAAGCCGTGGCTGAGATGGAACAACTTGAGAATGACCTAAAGAATTATGTTGATGGTGGAATGCCAATGTCTTGGATTACCGGATAATACTTACTTGACATAATTGTCTTATTATGTCATAATGCTAAGTTAGGAGCATTATATGATAGTAGGCATCGCAGGTTTAATCGGTAGTGGGAAAGACACCATCGCTGATTATTTGGTAAATTCACATGGATTTAAGCGTGAATCNTTTGCTGGTACTCTTAAAGACGCCGTTGCTTCAGTATTTGGTTGGGACCGAATTCTTTTAGAAGGAAGAACCTCATCAGCTAGGGAGTGGAGGGAACAAATTGATTCCTGGTGGGCTACTAGGTTAAATATCCCTCATCTTACTCCTCGTTGGATTTTACAATATTGGGGAACTGAAGTTTGTCGTCATGGCTTTCATGATGATATTTGGATTGCTAGTTTAGAAAATAAAATACGCAATACACAGTACAATATTGTAATTAGTGATGTACGATTCACTAATGAAGCCACTGCGATTAGAAATCAAGGTGGTATTTGTATTAGAGTAATGCGAGGGCCTGATCCAGAATGGATGCCGTATGCCGTAAATTATATGAGTAGTGCATCATTAGATAGTAAAGAATTCCTTGATAAAGAAAAAGTTCATGCAAGTGAATATAGTTGGGCCGCTGTACATTTTGATCATATTTTACATAATGATAGTGATCTAGTTCACTTATATGAACAGATTAAAAAGTTAATTTAATTAACTACCAGTATAATGCAAAAAGCACCGCCAACCCATACTTTTTTGTAGATAAAAAATAAATAACTCTAACAGAGATGTTTTAACAAAGGAAATATCATGGCATTAATATCCCCAGGATTAGAAATTACAGTTATTGATGAAAGTCAATATTTACCATCAGCAGTGGGAACAGTACCCTTCGTATTGTTAGCGACGGCAGAAAATAAAGTTATTAACAATACGATTGCGTTAGGAACAACAAAAGCCAATGCTGGAAAGCTATATGGAATTTCCAGTCAGCGTGAATTATCAGCTATATACGGATTACCTACATTTAATCAAAGTTCAATTGGTACCCCATTACATGGTGCTGAAACTAATGAATATGGATTAATGGCAGCATATAGTGCATTGGGACTTGGTAACAGAGTATGGGTCATTCGTGCTGATATTGATTTAGCTCAATTGACTGGAACATCTGTTCGTCCTATAGGCACTAGTCCGAATGGTACTATGTGGTTTGACACTGCTTCTAGTAGTTTTGGATTGTTTGAATATAACAGTGTATCAAGTGCATTCACTAAAGTTATGCCATCAATTGTTTCATCAATTGATGATGTTAGTGACAATGTACCAATTGACGCATATGGTGATATAGGAACCTATGCTGTAGTAGTGATGGAAAATAGCAACAATGTTTTTTACAAAACAACAGATAATACCTGGGTAAAACTTGGTAGTCCTGCTTGGGCAGATGACATCCCAGTAGTAAATAGCACAACATCTGTTATAAATTTGGCAGTTGGCAGCACTTTCACTATCAATGGTACTGTTTTCTCATTAGTAGCAGGAATAACCACAATTGATGCTCTAGTAACATTAATCAATAATGCTGACATAACTGGCATAACCGCAGTGCAAACACCATCAGGTCGTTTAGCAATATATGCTTCTTCATTAGCAGGTAGTACAGCAGGTGACCTAGTCACTGCAGGTGATTTTGTTACTGATACTCAGTATACTATTGTTAGTATTGGATCAGGCGCAACTGTAAGTGCAGCTAACATGGTTAATGGAGTGCAATATACAATCGCTTCTCGTCCAGTATCTAATGTAGCTGCTACTAATCTGGTAAGCGGATGGAGTTATACCATTGCTGCAGCAGGTAATACAAATTGGGTCGCATTGGGCGCTGCAAATAGTAATTTTGGTACAACATTTGTTGCGAATGGAACTGGAACTGGAACTGGAAGTGGTATAGCAACTACTCTAACAGATTTCACTGGGTTTGGCGCTGCGTCAAACAATATCGGTACTGTATTCACCGCATCTGGTCCGGGTAAAGGTTACGGTTCTGTATATGCAGGTGCTACCACTGATTTCACTGATATTGGGGCAGCCGATAATGAACTCGGAACTGTATTCACTGCAACTGGTCCTGGAACAAATGCAGGTACAGCGACAGAAGTATTACCAGCAAATGGAACATGCACGATTGTAAATGGCACTTATACCCCAATGCAGAACATTGGTATTTTGTCATCTACTTATTATCGTGCAGCTATTAGTTATGGATCATATACACAAGTACCACAATGGAATTCATATGATTCAACTCCTAGACCTTCTGGAAGTGTTTGGGTCAAGACTTCTACTCAAGGGTCAGGTGCTAATTTAGTACTGAAGAAATATAATACAGAGACAACTAAATGGAACACATTAGCTGCACCATTATATTCTTCTGGGTATGAAGCTCTATACAAATTAGATTCATCTGGTGGTGGTTCAGGAATTAGTGCAGGATCTATTTTTGTAAAATACAATGTTCTGGGTGATGGAAATGTTAGCTATAAGTTCTATCAATTAACTAGTGCTGGACAAACCAAAGTTATAGGAGATGCAGTTACTGGTCTATTCACATCAGGTGATACTTTCACTGTTATGGCATCCATCCCAGGTTCTAGTACACCTGGTACATACAATTGTACATTGGCAGGAACCAATCCTAGTGCATTTGTAGCAGCAATATTAGCAGCTAATATACCTAATGTAACTTCTCAAGTTGAGCTAAGCGGATCAATTTCCATAACTCATCGTTCTGGTGGTATTATTACATTAACCAATACTACTGTGTCACGCAATCCAATTACTATTGCTGGATTCACAACAAGTACTGCTGGAGTCTCTCCTAATATTGTATCTGGGTCAATTAATCTAACAAATTGGGAACCTGTAGTATACACTTATAGTGCTACTACTCCTTATGTTGCTCCAGCAGATGAATCATTGTGGTATTATAGTAATGCTATTGCAGTTGATATCATGATAGCTGATTCCACTGGCTGGAAAGGTTATAAAAATGTAGGCAACGATTCGCGTGGGTATAATTTGCAAAACACTGACCCAATTGGGGTAATAGTAGCAGCATCTGCTCCTATTTTACAAAGTGATAATACTGCATTAGTCCCAGGAGATCTGTGGTTAGATAGTGGCGATCTAGAACATTATCCAAGACTTTATCGTCGTAGCACAACAAGCACCTGGTTGCTGATTGATAACACTGACAAAGAAAGTCAAAATGGAATAATATTTGCAGATGCCAGATGGGATGATGGTACTGGTGTTGATCCTATCAATGGTACTTATCCTGATGTTGCTGCATTGCAATCTAGTAATCATGTTGACATTGATGCACCANAATACGAATTATATCCTCGTGGTACATTACTATTCAATACTCGTCGTAGTTCATACAATGTTAAGCAGTTCATGAGTAATTACTTTAATGCTATTTCATTCCCTGATAGTGTTATACCAACTCAAAAGGCTACATGGATTACTGCAAGTGGATTGAAAGAGGACGGATCTCCTTACATGGGACATCATGCTCAACGACAACAAGTAGTTAAAGCCCTCAAGGCAGCAGTAGATGCTAATGTTGCAGTTAGAGAAGAAAATTATAATTTTAATCTTATTGTTTGTCCAGGATATGGTGAATTAATTCCTAACTTGGTTTCATTGAATAATGATAGAGCTAATACTGGATTCATTATCGGTGATACTCCAATGTCATTGGTGGCAAATAACACTAGTTTAACTGAGTTCAATGCTACACTGACAACGGCTGATCCATATCTTGGTTTATATTATCCTAGCGCATTGACTAATGATCTGGCTGGCAATGAAATTGCTGTACCAGCTAGTCATATGATGTTGCGTACATTCTTACATAGTGACAATGTTAGTTATCAGTGGTTTGCACCAGCCGGTACTCGTAGAGGACTAATTGATAATGCTTCTGCCATTGGGTATGTTGATTATAATAGTGGACTGTTTGTTCGTTCAGGTATTACACAACAGTTGCGTGATACTTTATACGAAATGAATATTAATCCAATTACATTGCTAACTGGAATTGGTATCGTTGCGTATGGACAAAAAACTCGTAATCCAACCACAACTTCAATGGATCGCATTAATGTATCTCGTTTAGTAAATTATCTCCGTGTTGTGCTGCGTGGACTAACAAATCAATTCTTGTTTGAGCCAAATGATAAACTAACTAGGGATCAAGCTAAGAAAGTAGTTGAAAGCATATTCAATGACTTAGTTGCTAAGCGAGGAATTTATGATTACATCGTAGTTTGTGACACTAGTAATAATACACCTGATCGTATTGCTAGGAATGAATTATATATTGATGTTGCAATCGCCCCAATGAAAGATGTAGAATTTATTTATTTGCCAATTCGCTTGAAGAATCCAGGAGATATTGCAAATCTTACTGCATAAGTAGTATTATTACCATAAAAAGGCACTTAGGTGCCTTTTTTTATAATATATGCTGTTAATTAATTTATCCTACTGAGTATGTTTTTATGATTCAATGCTAAATACTTTATTAGTTCAGGAGAATAACATGTCCATTGCATCATTATTAAAATTCGCAGTACCTAGTGCAGAAGGTGTCTCTCAAGGCATGCTAATGCCTAAATTAGGATATAGATTCAGAGTAGAGTTCATAGGCTTTGGTGTTGATAACGGTGATTCACTTGAGTTAACTAAACAGGTGGTTAGTTTCGCTCGTCCAACAGTTACATTTGGTGATATTGATATACATGTATATAACAGTATTGTAAAATTAGCAGGAAAGCCTACTTGGGGTGATATTAGTGTAGTACTACGCGACGATGCAGTAGGTAATGTTTCTCGGTTAGTTGGTCAGCAAATACAGAAACAATTTGATTTTATGGAACAAAGTTCAGCATCAAGTGGGTTGGATTACAAATTCACTACTAGATGTGACATGTTAGATGGTGCTAATGGTACTGAGATTCGTCCTCTTGAAACTTGGGAACTATATGGATGTTACATACAAGTTGCCAATTACAACGAAGTTAAATATGATGCTAATGATCCTGTAACCATTTCACTAACACTGAAATTTGATAATGCCATACAATTATCATCAGTGGCACCAGGCGTCGGCCAATATATAGGTATACGCCAGGAAGGTGTAATAGCAACTGGTTAATTTTTATTATGGTTATTGGGAAAAAGGGTCATTTGACCCTTTTCCTACATCATAAATAGTATAACTAACTACATTTATGGCAACTACTAACTTACGAGATTATCGGCATGCCGATAGACTGTTCCTCTCAGACCATTATAAATTGGTACCGAAGTTCGGTTTTCTATTTCATGTGTTCTTTGATATTAACATTATTGCAAGTTCTTATGATAATGAAAATCCAAATCATAAGAAAGAAATAGGCATGTTAGTTAAGGCAATTGATTTGCCTAAATTCACAATAGATACTAAGACGCACAATGCGTACAACCGACCAAATATAGTTCAATCAAAAATTAAATATGATAGTATAAATGCAACTTTCCATGATGATAGTGCAGACATTATCAGAAATTTTTGGTTTGATTACTATAATTACTACTACCGAGATGCTGATCATGAATTGCCAATATATACTAGAGCACATAAGTATAGTATTACTGATTTTAATCCTGAATGGGGTTTTACTCCACGCAGAGTTGATGCTATCCCTTACTTAACAGCTATTCGTATATATAGTTTACATCGGCAGAAATTCAGTGAATATACTTTATTAAATCCAATGATCAGGAGTTTCAAACATGGGCAACATGCAACTGATTCAACTGATTCCATATTAACACATGAAATGTCAATTGATTATGAGTCTGTATTATACACTCACGGTGAAGTATCAATTGAAACTGACGGATTTGCAACACTGCACTATGATAATACATCAAGTCCATTAAAAAGACCAGGACAAGCAGAAAAAGAACAAAGTAATATAGTAACAACTTTAGGCCAAGCTAGATCAGGTGCAACACCATACAATGGTAGACAGATATCAACCCTTAATGAACTTGATTTATATAATAGTGATATTACAACAAATTCAATACTTAGTAATATGAATTCTTCATCTCCA